ATGTGGATTAAAAATTAATGTTAAAAATTTTTTTTGTAATGTTAATATTATTAACCGGGTGTGTTAAGGATTATGATTTAAATCCCTGGACCACCGTAATGAGGTATGTTGTAAATGAAAAGGAATAATAAATTTATTTATCCGAAAACGGTACGCGAAGCGATTGAAGGTAAGCGTCATTATAATATTAATGATAAAGAAAAATTACCATCGGTGACTACGATATTGTCCGCGACGGAGTCGGAAGAGAAGCGCGAATCGTTGGCGGCGTGGCGATTACGAATGGGAGAAGAAAACGCGACGCGGATCGTGGATGAGAGTGCTGCTAGAGGTACAGCTATGCACAAGATTCTTGAGATGTATATCCTGGAAAAAGGTTATTTGGATGAGACAAACGTTGGAAAACAGGCCCATAATATGGCTATAAGGGTCATAGAGCAGGGTCTATGCAATGTTCCGGAGTACTACGGCACAGAATGTACTTTGTATTATCCTGGGTTATATGCGGGGCAAACTGATTTAGTTGGGGTGCACAAAGGTCAGGATGCAATCATCGATTTTAAACAAACAAATAAACCGAAGAGAAGGGAATGGATTGAAGACTATTGCCTACAGTTAGCAGCTTATGCAATGGCTCACAATTTCATTTATAAAACAGAAATTACCAAAGGTGTGGTGATGATGTGTAGTAAAGATAATTACTACCAGGAATTTGTTATCGAAGGTAAGGAATTCCAAAAATATAAACATAACTTTTTAAGGAGGGTGGATGAATACTATGAAAAAAGAAACAGAAATGTTGGACAAGATAGCTAACGCTTATTATAAAGCTGAAAGCAAAGAGATGAAAGCGATGTGGAAGGAAAAGTGGTATCAAGGTGTCAAGAATGTGGCAAGGAGATATGAGCAGATGTATCCAAAATTTAAGGAGGATAGACTAAACTAATGAGTTTAAGATTAAGAGATTTACAACAGATACTAGGTAAGTTTACCAATGGCAACAAAGGTACTGCTATATCAGATTGTTTTATTTATATGGAAAACGATCAAGGTGGTCTTAATGAGATTGGTAAAATAGAATTACAGGAAAGTAGATTAATAGGTAAGGTAAACAGTTCTTCTGCGTGGCGTGTAGTGTTGAAGAAGGACCCAAGATCGGTTTATTTACAGTCTACTACGTACCGTAAATGATTTCCTCGGGGAACGGGGTGGAAGCGAGAGTGGAAGCCCTGTAAAATTATGAAGAAAGTAATAATACAAAGCAAAGATATATCACCAAAGCAGTGGTCAAACTTTATTTTAGAGCTAAATCTAATAAGAAAGTCTTGGAAACCCTATGCAACACTAGAGCTTCAGGGTGCTGGTGTTAAAAAAATAGTGAAAAATGGTACAAAAGCATACAAACTTTAGAATCATTCTAAACTGTGCCACACATAAGGGGAATTTTAGGGCAAATTTTTTTTTCAGTGATAAGAAAAAACCTCTGGCACAGTTGGCACACCCCTATTTTGGCTTAAAAGTGTTGGTATTAGCGAATAATAGTGTGCCAAGGGCTTTGGCACAGCTTGGCACAAATGGCGTATTTACTAGCTTTTTTGCACTTTTGGTCTGGCACAGTCAAATAAGCATTGGTATTCAACACTTTTTTAAAATGTACTCGGCGCGCGAGGGAATTTTTGGTTTTGGTAAAAACAATTTTGCCTAAAAATTCCCCTATAGTATAAGGAAATTATGAAAAGACTCAAAAAATCTAAATACAAATCTGTTGTTATCAAGAAGAAGAGATACTACTTCTACAAAATCACGTGGTTGGATATCACGGGAGATTCCGGGCACGCAGATTTACATACAGCAGAAGGTTTTATGCCATCTGAAATGATAACTCACGCATACTTGCTTAACAAAGATAAAAAGAATGTTAGAACCTTTGCAAGTTATGAAGCTAACGATGAATTATTTTCAGATAGGAATGTATTTCCAAGAGGATGTATAGTAAAAATGGAAAAGATAAATGAAAAATAAAAAGTTTAGTTATGATGGTAGATCAAGACCATCCAATGATACGTACAAAAAAGAGTTTAATAGAATCTTTAATCCTACGTTGACAAAGAATATGCCTAATGTAAAATGGGATCAACTTCCACCAAGGAAAGGGCCAGACTCAAATGGAATACAAACCAGTTATAAACAAGTGGGCACTAGTAAAAAAGTTTCCAAGAAAATTATATAATAAAATTATTTCTGAATTGAATCACTATCAAGGTTTGATTCTTTTATTGATTCTTTTATCTCTTCTTCTGGGGTAATGTTAATTAAAGTTTTGTGATCATCTAAAATTTGTTTCATTTTAGATTCTAATTCTTTTTCTGACATATTATCTAGATTGCCTGATAAGACTAACTTCTGATCTACATACAAACCACCTGCTTTACCTCTAGCTATCTCTGCATTAATTGCAGCAGACCAAGCACCTTTAGCTCGTGCATCTTCTCGTAGCTTTGCTAGTTCCCCTAGATGTTTTTCAAATGTAATTCCGTATTTTTCTTGTATCTCTGCTCGCAACTCACCAATATATTGTACAACCAATGGTGATAATTTTGGATTCCGTAGCTCGCTCGCAGCCTGTCTAGGTCTTGTCTTGTATCCTGCTTCATAAGCACACTCGCTTGGGCTCTTGCGCCCCTCGTTGAATACAAGCAATTCCGCGAATTTTTGTTGTCGTTCTGTTAGATTTTTTGGTAGTCCCATAGCCTTGACTTTTATCGTAAATTACCGTATAAATCAAATGCATTAATAGTAAAACCTTTTAGGGGGTGGCTTACGAACTACCTTGCTTTGCAATTGGTACTGATACTGACCCCCTTTTTACTTCTCTGCTTGCACGCTCGCACGCTTTCCAATTTTTATATCCGTTCTCTCTTAACCAGATACTATGTAAATATAAGATTATGTTTTTCATAAGTCTCCGTCCTCTATTTCTCTTTTGGTTGTTTTAGAATCTAATGCTAATTCTATTTTTTCTTTTAAATCTCTGCTATCATCAGCAACAGCATTTTTAATTTCAATTTTAGGATCATTTAATAAATCATTGGCTTGCCAATCATCTATATTAGAATCCAACCACCTTATAACCATATCAATGATTGCCTCATACTTCTGCTTGCGCTCGTACTCCATAGCCCTATTCTTACTATCTCTATAATTGTGTCCTTCATCTCTTTGTGTCATTCTCGTACCTCTTCTATTTCATCTACTGTTAATGCATCACCATTTTCAAAACGCTCATCATCCCAATCATTTATATAAGTATTTAATGCTTTTTCTTCTGCTTGTTTTTCATTGTCTGCCTCAACTTCTATTTCGTATGTTGCATAAATAGTTTGACTTGCTACAATTTTATATTTTTTCATTTACTCCCCGCTTGTTGATTGTAATCATACCACCCAGAATTTTCTAGATAGTCTACCGCCTCTTTTAGATGTTCTCTAAAATGTTTTGTTCTATACTCGCTAGGGCAATCTTCATCAGCGTGGCAACATACCCACGCTAGCATTGACGCTAGCTTGTTCTCTTCGCTTGTCCATTTTTTCTTTTTCATATTATCCCTTCTGCTCGCTCGCTTGTTCATAGCCCCAATCAAAATAATCACATATTTGATCTAGACTAAATGATTTAATTAATTTTATATCTTCAACTCCATACTCATCTTCTTCGTGATAATCTTGTAAATGAAAATCAATTAAATATTCTCTTAATGCTTTTTTAGATTTAAATTCCATAGGCTCGCAAGCCCCTTGTAAATCTATTCTAACTATTTTCATATTATCCCTTCTGCTCGCTCGCTCGCTCGCTTGTTAGTTTTAAGGGGTGGCGTTGCTGAACTTTTGTCTCGAGACCACCCCTTATTCGCACAAAATTAAACATCTTGCACAAATCCGTTAATTTTTAAAAAGGGCTTAACTGCGCTACTCAACGGAGCCTGCGCCCGTGTACATCGGTTGTTAAGCCCATTTATTCGCACAAAATTAAACATCTTGCACAAATCCCGTATCATCATAACGCGCTTTGCCTTTAGCATACAAGCCCGCGATTATGTTTTTTGGGTCTTTAAATCTTAAATCGGTCTTATCCGCGTTAAAAACTTTATGACCCATAAATTTTTTAGGTAGTTTTTTATTTCTAAATACAACGGCCACGTTCCCGCCTAATTTTAAAATTT